GGCGCAAGCTCAAGCAGGGCACCGGGGTCACCGGTGTGTTCTGGGACCCGGCAGCCCGGGGCGGCGTGGGGGATATTGCGGTGCGGGCCATGAACTTGCTGATGCTCTACTGGGAGCCGGGCGTAGCGGACATCCAGGACTCACCGGATTTTTTCAGCCTGAGCCTGGAGGACACCGCACAGCTCACGGCCTGCTACCCACAGCTGGCAGGCCACACCGCCGGGGTGCTGGATGTGCCCCGCTACATCCACGAGGACGGCGCGGACACCGTTTCCCGCAGTGTGGTGGTGGACTGGTACTATAAGCGCCCGGACGAAAGCGGCCGCATGGTGCTGCACTACTGCAAGTTCTGCAACGGGGTGGTGCTGTACGCCAGCCAGAACGACCCGGCACTGGCACAGCGGGGCCTGTACGACCACGGGCAGTACCCCTTCGTATTCGATCCGCTGTTCATGGAAGAGGACAGCCCGGCGGGTTTTGGCTACATCGACGTGATGAAGGATTGCCAGACCGCCATCGACCAGATGAACCATGCCATGGACGAGAACGTGCTGCTGTCGGCCCGGCAGCGCTATGTGCTCAGCGACACCGCCGGGGTCAACGAAGAAGAGCTGGCCGACCTGAGCCGGGACATCGTGCATGTGGTGGGCCGTCTGAACGACGACAGCTTCCGCCCGCTGCAGACGGCCGGTCTGCAGGGCAGCAGTCTGAGCTACCGTCAGAGCCGCATCGAGGAACTGAAGGAGATCAGCGGCAACCGCGACATGACCCAGGGCGGCACCACCGGCGGTGTGACGGCAGCCAGTGCCATTGCGGCCCTGCAGGAAGCCGGAAGCAAACTGAGCCGTGATATGCTCAAGAGCGCCTACCGGGCCTTCTCCCGCCAGTGCTACCTGATGATCGAGCTGATGCGGCAGTTCTATGATGAACAGCGCATCTTCCGCATCGTGGGGCCCAGCGGTGAGAACCAGTTTTTGCCCTTCTCGGCGGCAGCCCTGCGCCCGCAGCCGGTGCGCGAGGTGGGCGGCGTGGAGCTGGGCAGCCGGGAGCCCATTTTTGACATCGTGGTCAGCGCGGCCAAGAAGAGCACCTTCAGCCGCCTGAGCCAGAACGAGACGGCAAAGGAGTACTATCAGCTGGGCTTTTTCGACCCCGCCAATGCCGACGCGGCCTTGGCGGCGCTGGAAATGATGGACTTTGAGGGCATCGAGAAGGTGCGCCAGCGGGTGCGGCAGAACGGCACACTGGCCCAGAAGCTGGTGCAGCTGCAGCAGGCGGTCCCGCCGCAGACCGGCACCGGTGGTGCGGTGCTGCCCGGCAGTCTGCCGGTGGCCGCTGCGGCCCGCGCCATGAACGTGAAACTGTAAGGAGGTGAAACAAGAATGATGAAAGTATGTTACAGCGAGCTGGATGGCCCCGAGGGCCTGAGCTGCCGACTGGAGGCTGCCGGACATGCAGGCTTTGCCCCTGCCGGGCAGGACATCGTATGCGCCGGGGCAAGCACCCTGATGCAGGCACTGGTGTACCTGCTGGCCGGGGAAGAAAATGCCCATGCCGACGCCTGGGAGGAACCGGACGGGCCGCGTCTGGCCGTGCAGGCCGACGCACCCTGTGCCGCATGGGTGCAGGGTGCCTTTGAGCTGGCCAAGGCGGGGTTCACCCTGCTGGCCGAGCGCTACCCGGACAATATCCGCTTTGCGGATGTGAGCCGCCGGGGCGAACAGAGCATGATGGACCTGCAGATGTTTGCAGAAGAGGCAGCGCCTGCGGCCCCGGCCCTGAGCCCGGCACAGGCCCGGCAGGCCGTTGCCTCCGGGACGATGGAACCGGGGGAGAAAACTGCGCAGCCGGTGCCGGAAGCAAAACCGGATCCGGAGCCGACCGAACCGGAGACGCCCCAGCCGGAGCTGCCCCGCCCGGCGGTGCCGCCCCTGCCGCTGCAGGCCCGAAACGCGGTGCGAGAGCTGCATGCCCGCTGGGCGGCTGAGGAAGCCGACCTGCGCCGCAGCCAGCCGGAGTTCCGCCTGCAGGAGGAGCTGAAGAACCCGGAGATGCGCCGCCTGATGCAGCTGCCCGGCATGCGGATGCAGGACGCCTACCGTCTGGCCCACTACGACGAGAGCCTGCACCGTGCGGCACAGGCCGTGGAGCAGGGCGTGGTGCAGCGCATCCAGCAGCGGGCCGCCCGCCCCGCAGAAAACGGCATCCGCCCCGGTGGTGCGGCCACGGTGCACCCGGATGTGGCCAGCATGACCCGCGCCCAGCGCGAAGCTTTGGAGCGCCGTGTGCTGCACGGTGCTCAGATCGAACTGTAAACCCGACAAGAGAAAGGAAAAACGTATGATGAACTTCAACATCCAGCTGTTTGCCGACAACCTGCAGAACACCACGGCCACCATGTCCAAGGAGATGAAGACCTTCTATGAGAAGCGTCTCATCGACCAGGCAGAGCCGCGTCTGGTGCATGACCAGTTCGCGGATTACTACCCGGTGCCCCAGAACGGCGGCAAGACCATCGAGTTCCGCAAGTACGACAGCCTGCCCAAGGCCACCACGCCCCTGACCGAGGGCGTGACCCCCAACGGTCAGGCCCTGAACGTGACCACCATCACCAGCGACCTGCACCAGTACGGCGGCTGGACCCCGCTGACCGACGTGCTGCAGATGACCGCCATTGACAACAACGTGGTGCAGGCCACCCGTGTGCTGGCCAGCCAGGCGGGCCGCACCATGGACAGCATCACCCGCGATGTGCT